TATTCAAAGAACAAAGCAACGAATTGCTCTCGAACAACGAATTAGAAAGTGTATTCAATTGTTCGAAAGGACACCCGATTCTGTTAAAAAGGTATCTTGGTGGAGACGTAAGTCTTGAGACATTAGTTATCTTTGAGAAAATCTTTTCTTTCAGACAAAAGTTTGATGAAAAACTTGATGATCCTGTGTGGGAAACTGTCAGTCTTAAAATACAGAAGTACAAACCCTTTCTAAATATTGATATGTTTAAGTACAAAAAGATTTTAAGGGACATTGTAGATGAGTGACTTTTTTGAATCCGAAATCATTCAGGAAGAACTGAGTGAAATCAATGAAATGCAGGAAAAAATCTATGGAAGTCTCATGACTTTCAGTTCAATGTCTAGTGAAGAAAAACTTGAACATATTGATTTGCTCACAACCTTGCTCGAAAAGCAAAGAGTGATGTATACTAGGTTATCTCTTTCAGACGACCCTCAAGCAATTGAGATGAAAGAGAACCTTCGCAAGTCGGTCGCACTGATGGGTTTTCCACCAGAGACTGATATGCAAACTTTATTTGATAGTATGAATGCAACTATCAAGTCTCTTCGAGACTATGTTGACGGTTGATAAATAGATATGCCTGATCGGGTGACACTTTTCGGGTAGAGGAGGGCACTAGGTGCCCTTTTCTTGTATAAATACTTATGTCACCTGATCAGAGAAGAATGAAAAAGTATTTTTATGTTTATTACTCTTATGAAGAGTATGGTAGAGGATATATTGGAAGTAGAATTTCTGATTGCCCGCCTGAAAAAGATGTGAGGTATTTTGGTTCTTATAGAGATAAGACTTTTAATCCAACACAAAAAATTATTTTAGAAACTTTTGATAATGTTGAAGACGCTATTGAAGCAGAATGCGTCCTTCATAATTTTTTTAATGTGGATAAAAATTTACATTTTGCTAATAAAGCACAACAAACCTCTAAAAAATTTTATTATAGGGCATTCGGTGAAAACAACCCTTCTAAAATAAGTGAAGTTAGAGATAAAATACGATTTAGTAAGATTGGAGATAATAATCCAGCAAAACGTCCAGAAGTTAGGGAAAAACTTTCCATTGCTCGTAAAAAAAGAATAACTACCGAAGAAACACGAAGAAAAATGAGTGAATCACATAAAGGACAACCGGGAACTTATGGTATGATGGGAAAAAGGCATTCCGAAGAAACTAAGATGAAGATGAGAGAAACTTGGAGAAAGAAAAAAGAAACACGGGCTTGACATCCCTTTATAGGTCTTCTATAATAAAGTCGTCGAAAACAAAATCCGACAAATCCAAACTAATCTAAGGTAATCCAAATGAGCTTCGCAGATCTTAAAAAACAATCTAAACTCGGTAATCTTACTTCTAAACTTGTTAAAGAAGTTGAAAAGATGAATAGCTCTAATTCATCTGGAGATGATCGTGTATGGAAACTTGAATGTGATAAAAGTGGGAATGGATATGCTGTAATCCGTTTTCTGCCTGCTCCAGAGGGAGAAGATCTTCCTTTCGTAAAACTGTACTCTCACGCATTTCAAGGACCCGGAGGCTGGTATATCGAAACGAGTTTGACCACTCTGGGTCAGAAAGATCCTGTGTCCGAGTACAACACAATGTTGTGGAATAACGGCACTGATGCAGGTAAAGATCAGGCACGCAAGCAGAAGCGTAAACTGACTTATGTTGCCAACATCTATGTGGTGAAGGATCCTGCTAACCCTGAGAATGAGGGTAAGGTGTTCCTGTATAAGTTCGGCAAGAAGATCTTTGATAAGATTACTGCCGCAATGCAACCTGAGTTTGAGGACGAGGAAGCAATCGATCCGTTTGACTTCTGGCAGGGTGCTAACTTCAAACTGAAAGCAAAGAACGTTGCTGGTTATCGTAACTATGACTCTTCAGAGTTTGCCCGTCAGGATGCTTTGCTGGACGATGATGACGCAATGGAAGCAATCTGGAAGAAACAGTATTCTCTCCAAGAATTTGTTGCTCCCGATCAGTTCAAGGACTATGATGCTCTGAAGAAGCGTCTGGACTATGTGCTCGGTATCAAGGGCACGACTAAGTTCCAAGACCAAGAGAGTATTGAGGAGGAAGAAGAGTTCCGTCAGCAAAATCGTGGTGGAGAACCTATGCCACAATCGATGAAGGACGAACTTAATTCTTTGAGTGGTAATAGTGGAGGTTTCAATGACTCCGATATTAATCCTACAAGTTCTTCTAGTGACGATGATGATACTCTCTCATACTTTGCCGCACTCGCAGCAGACTGAGATTAGTTAGAGATTGTGACTTTGGTATTCTCGGTGCGAATGACCGAATCGGTGATGTACTGAGAAGACAATCCATAAGTCATAATCTCTCTCATATCATTTAAAAATTGTTGTAAATATCCTCGTCTCAGTAAGTAGATCGAGGATTTTTCATTATTCTTACGAGTTTCGTATGTCCAGTTAGCAACTCCTATTCTGACATTAGAACCAGATAACGAAACTTTAGTTCCATCATCACTATAAGTTAAAGTAAAATCTTCGTTGACATCCTTACCAGCAGGAAGAATCAATCTGTCTTTTGAATCTTTGATTTCCTTTGTTTCATAATGATGAATGTTTGATAAGTTCTCAACACCATACTTCTTTTCTGCATAACGATATAAGTTATAATTTGAGAGAGGCCATTCATCTCTGACATTGATAATACCGGCAGTCATTAAGACAACCCAATCAAGTTCTGCACTTCCATAAAACTCTTCGGCAACGGTATCAGGTCTTGCACCTTCGGGGATTTGATATTTATTGAAGATTGTGAAGATATTTTGTAAGTCATCACGCAACTTATTTCTTCTGAATAAGTTTTTAACTAGTAAATAGTCTTTAGATGAAATTGCATCAGACAAAAATGACTGATATTCTACATCCGGTAATTCTCTGAAGTATCCCATTTTAGTATCCTACTGTGGTATCTGTTTCATCATAATCGACATCATAAATTGGTTGAATTTCTTTGAATTGTAATGTCATTATCATTGATATTGGTTCACCTTTTTCATAAGTAGCATAAGTACCTTCTCCAGTATAATTCACCGACATATTTTCTAAAAAACACTGCTTAAATTTATTTAAGTATGGGTGTTCTCCAGGTCCTTTTCTATAAGACAATTCAAAGACACTTGGTGTACCCAAATAAGTAGGACTATTATTAGAACCAGCACCACTTGTTGTTGTCTTTGGTGCCATATATTGTTTAAACACTCTTATAATATTTTTAACTTCTTCTGCTTCCTCTTTGGTTCTAGGGGTAAATTTAAAGGAAAACCCAAATCCACGCAATGTTGGACCATTAAATAAAAGTTCCATATTTGGATTAAATATTATTCCCTGTTCCCTAGCAAGTAATTGGTTTAAAGATACATTTCCACCAAAAACTCCAATTGCCTGTGATGCAAAATATTTTGATAATAAAGATTGTAGTCCTGCTTCTCCTCCCGCAGAAGCAGCAACTTTTCGCAAAGCTGCAGTTGCTGCTTCACCAGATCTTCGTATCGTACCCTCAAAGTCACTGATAAGAGATTGTCCTTCTCCCATAAAATTTTGAATACCTTCAAGTGCAGCTGCAGTAATCGTATTCATATTTGAGTCTGAATATGATACTGTATTTTTATCTTGAATATTTGATGGCATAGGTAAAATTATATCTTGCAGTATATTTTTACCACTTTTTTTACTTTGGTTTTGCCTATTTGTTGTTGAACTTGTAAGTCCTCTTCCTATTGGTTCATATTCAAGCACCTTTATATGCAAATAATCAGTAAATTCATTTAATACTGCAAGAGGATATCTTAATATTTGTTTGTTTTTGGCACCGGTCTTTTCTGTTTCTCTGGTTTTAAATGTTCTTAAATAAGAACCATAGTTTATTTTTTCGGCAGGTCTTTCAGTAGGAGTAAGTAAATCTCTAGCAGCATTAGTATCTATATCGTCAGGTCCTCCGACAACTGTTCCTATTAGGGGATTAGAATTTGCATCTGGTATATCTTGCATTTATATTTCTCTCTTTTTAGTTATTTAGAACGAACTTTAGTAAAATTGAGTTCTATGACATCAGATATCTCTTCCGGATAGATTTCATAAAGTCCTCCGATAATCTGGTCATAGGTATATTGTCTTCTATCTCTCCAGTGAAAGTTGATACCACGAAAAC